GACCACGCATCGAATACTTCGAGGTCACGAAAGATGCGATCAAGTACATCCCGCGCTACGCCGAAGCGAATCGTGGTATTGCCGAGGAGACCTACACGGGTATTCGAAGCAGTCAGAACTTGCCGTCGTGCCATCTCAAGCCATGCGCAGCACAAATCTGACTTGCCACGAAGCTCAAACTGATTTTCAAGCTCCCGCTTGTAACCCTGTGCTATGCCGAATTCAGCAAACTGGGTCGAGCCTAGGAACGGTGGGTTTCCGATGATTAAATCCGCCTGTGGCCAGTCGGCGGCACCCTTGCAGGTGGCACCTTCGCGCCAGACTGTCAGCGGGCGGCCATGCTCGTCCTGCCACGCCAGGATTGCGTCGCGGTTCTCGACCGTCTGCAGCGATTGGAGAATCGGGTTCTCCGGTAAGCGGAAGCCGTTGTCACGCATCCACTGGAGATAGCCGATCCAGATGACAATCTGGGCCAGGTGGGCAGCGTATGGGTTGATCTCGATGCCATGCAACTGGGCGGGGCTGACCTGCGGGATGAGCCCCAAGCCGATCTCCGGCCGAGCAGCGTAAGAGCAAACCTCTTTCTCCAGGAAAAGCAGCTCCTGTATCGCGACGTAGAGGAAGTTGCCGCTGCCGCAGGCGGGGTCGAGGATGCGCACGGACGAGAGCTTGTGATCGAAGTCCAGTAGCAGCCTGCTAACGCCCTCGTCGGCGGTCTTGCAGGCCTTAGGCGTCTTGGCAGCCTTCCGCCTCGCGATCTGCGCCTCGATCTGCAGCCGAACCTCCTGCCACTGCCGCCGCAGTGGAGCCATAACCACCGGCTCCACGATCAACATGATGTCATCGCGGCTTGTGTAATGGGCACCTATTTGAGCTCGTTTGCCAGGATCCAGGCTCCGCTCGAACAACGTGCCGAAGATGGAGGGCTCAACACTCGACCAGTCTTGGCGTGCCGCGACCAGCAGTAGATCGATCTGCTTCTCGGTGAGCTCCAGCCCAGGTGCATCGTCGAACAGGCCGCCGTTGAACCACGGTACGCGATCGACCCCAAAGGCACCGCCCTTCGACATCGTGCGAAAGAGCTCGCTCAGTACCTTCTGCAGTTGCTTGGGCTGGCCATGCCATTCCTGAAGCAGGCGCGAGAAAAGATTCTCAGGGAGTAGCTGCACGTCCTCCGCAAACAGGCAGAACATGCACCGCATGAGGAAGTGTGCTGCGACATGTGGATCGTATCCGACATCTCGAAGATCCCTCGCCAGCCGGCCAATGCGTTCCGCGACATCCTGAGTCACCTTCGCACGGGTGACGGTCGGCCTGAAGCTCTCGGCGTCGGTGAAAACACGTCGGAGGAGATCGAGTTTCTCCGGCTGCTCAAGCTCATCCAGTAGCACGGTATGCACCTGCGTTTGGGCGCCAGAGAACTTGGTGTGAATCTCGGTCCGCGAGATGTCACTGACGACCAGGAGCGGCGGGTTCTCGAGTGCTTCGTGGTACTGGCAGAGCTGTCGATAGGCCTCCGTGAGGTCTTTGTACTTTCCTTTCCGCTTGTACTCGAGCCCAAACTTGCCGCGCCACCAGACGTCAGCGTAGCCGCCGTCACCCTTGGAGCCCTTCGAGGCCTTGCCGGTGACTGTGACGCCTTTCTCAAAGGTGTACTCGGCACCGGTGGCGTCGTGCTCGGCTGGGGTAGGCTGACCCAGCAGTCGGCAGAGGTCGATGAAATGCTCCTGGCTCGCAGCCCGTTCAGGCAGCGAGACGCGCTTCCATTTCGCAATGAACCCAGCGGGCGTCATGCCCCCTGACGTGACGTGGTGGTTTCGCACCATACGACCGTCAGTTTATCCACGACTTGGCACACTTTCATATGCAGCAACAAAACGAACCTCTGCAAGACTGCTCAATGGGTCTTAATCCTTAGGGCCAATGCTGTAGAAGAGTGTCAGGAGGAGTACCGACCATAGGAGCATGGGACGCAGAATATTCCACAGGTGTAACCAATCTGCGTCATCTGGAGGACTTCGCTTGCACCGCTAGCTCGTGATGTTACAAAGGGGCAGAGACAACCAGAACGCGCGACGCGCCGGCTGATCCCCGATGCGATGCCAATAAACCTGAAGGCTTCGTGGAGCCACGACTCCACCGAGCCTTTTTCTATTGGCTCGCCGTGCTGGTTGTCGCCCCGCCACGGCGGGGACATTGCGGGAAGAGCCCTGGTGGGCTTGCCGGCCTCATACGTCTGCTGCGGCCGGTCCGGTTCCGGCTCCCGCGACTGGAGACGAAACAATGGCGGAAGACAACGACCTGAGCGAGACGATCAGCGAGACGGCCAAAGGGCCGTCCAGCGTGACTATCGATGGTAACACCACCGTCGCGCAGAAGATTGCGGACCAGATCGATGCCGACCGATACCTGGCCAGCAAGAAGGCCATGAAGGCTGGGCGCGGCATCCGCTTCGCCAAGCTCGTTCCCCACGGAGCACAGTAGTGTTTGATTGGCTGCGACAACTCGGCCGCCGCAAGCCCGCCACGCAGGCGCAGGGACAGACCACGCATGCGCTGGGCGGCATCCGCTTCGTACGCGGGCGGTACGACGCTGCCGTCACGAACGATGACAACCGCCGCCACTGGGCCAACTCGGACGGGCTTTCTGCCGATGCTTCAGCCAGCCCCATGGTTCGCAGGACCCTCCGCAATCGTGCACGATACGAGGTAGCTAACAACAGCTATGCCCGCGGGATCGTGCTGACCCTGGCCAATGACGTCATCGGCACCGGCCCTCGGCTGCAGATGCTCCTTGGCGATGAAGAGAACGACGGCCTCAACGCCATCATCGAGCAGGAGTTCGCCGCGTGGGCGAAAGCCATTGACCTGCCCGGCAAGCTCCGCACCATGCGGATGGCCCGTGCCCAGGATGGCGAAGCCTTTGCCATGCTCTCCAGCAATCCGGCGCTGACCGTGCCAGTCCAGCTCGACCTGGTACCCCTGGAGGCCGACCGCATCACAAAGCCCATGATGACTGTCGCCACGCCCACGCAGATCGATGGCATCACCTACGACACGCACGGCAATCCTATCGAATATCAGGTGCTGGACTACCACCCAGGCGACGTCTATTTCCACGTCGCCCTCAAGTACACCTCCGTGCCGGCGTCCGCAATGCTGCACTGGTACCGGGCCGACCGCCCGGGCCAGCGCCGCGGCGTGCCCGACATCACACCCGCCCTGCCGCTGTTTGCCCAGCTTCGCCGGTTCACGCTGGCCGTACTGGACGCTGCCGAGTCCGCGGCCGACTTTGCCGGCATTCTCTACACCGACTCCCCCGCCAACGGCGAAGCCGAAGCCATCGAGCCGATGGACTCCATCGAGCTGGAACGCCGGATGCTTGTGACCATGCCTGGCGGCTGGAAGATGGGCCAGATCGAGGCCCAGCAGCCGACCACGACCTACGGCGAGTTCAAGCGCGAGATCCTCAATGAGATCGCCCGCTGCCTGAACATGCCCTACAACATCGCGGCCTGCAACAGCTCAAGCTACAACTATTCCTCCGGCCGGCTGGACCACCAGACATACTACAAGGCGATCCGCGTCGAGCAGGCCCACCTGGAGGCGGTCATTTTGGACCACATCCTGGACGCCTGGGTCGCGGAGGCCGTGAAGGTCTACCCTGAGCTGGCTACCCTAGCTGACACCCCCCACCAGTGGTTCTGGGACGGCCACGAGCACGTGGACCCTCAGAAGGAAGCCAATGCCCAGACCACGCGCCTGATTAACCTCACCACCACCCTGGCCACGGAGTATGCGCGGCAGGGCAAGGACTGGGAGACGGAGCTTCGCCAGCGGGCCAAGGAAGTCGCACTGACCAAGGAGCTCGGGCTCCAACTCGTGCAAGCGGCGCCCCAGTCTGGCACCCCGCAGTCTGAAGATCCGCCCAATGACCCGGCCAAGGAAGATCCCGATGGAGAGTCCAATGACAAACCAGAAGCAGCCTGATCACCTGGCCCTCACAGCCCAGTTGGAGCTCGTGGCCGCGGCTGAACCCGTTGATGGGAAGCCTGCGCTGCCTCGCTTCAGCATGGTCGCCTATACGGGCGGTGCCATGAAGGTTGAGGGTTGGCGGTTCCCGGTAGTTGTGGATCTTTCCGGGCTGGCCATTCCCTCGCAGGCCCGGCCGATCCGGTTTGGGCATGATGCGGCCAGCGGCGTCGGGCACACCGACAGTATCCGCGTCGATGGCGGGCAGCTGCTGGCTACCGGAGTTGTTTCCCGTGGTACGCCAGCGGCGCAGGAGGTTGTCCACTCCGCCCGCAACGGATTCCCCTGGCAAGCCAGTATTGGCGCCGGCGTGGAGCAGTTCGAGTTTATCAAGGATGGCCAGGCCGTCACGGTCAATGGCCGAGCGTTTGAAGGACCTATCAACGTCGTCCGGCGTGCAACGCTGGGCGAGATCAGCTTTGTCGATTTGGGCGCCGACGGCAACACCTCGGCGAGCGTGGCCGCAAAGGCCAAGGAGAATATGAACATGGATGGCACCGACACCAGCACTGCGACCGGCACGACTATTGAGGGCACCGAAACCCCGGCAGGCGCCGCGGGCAAAGAGACGCCCGTCACACCGCCCATCAAGGCCGCCGCAGTCACAGCGGCCGATACCGGCATTACCGCCGATCCTGTAGCCGATATGCGCGTCCGCGCGGCGGCTGAGCAGGAGCGGATCTCCGCAGTGCGAAAGATCTGCGGTGACGAGTATGCTGACATCGCCGCCAAGGCAATCAAGGACGGCTGGGACGCCACACGCACCGAGCTGGAAGTGCTGCGGGCCAGCCGGCCCAAGGTGGTGCCGGCAGTCCACGCGCCCGAGACGGCCGTGACCAGCACCGTGCTGGAGGCCGCGTGCATGATGACGGCAGGACTGTCCAATCTGGACAGCCAATACGAGGAGAAGTCCCTCGATCTGGCCGCCAAGCGGTTCCGCGGCGGCATTAGCCTGCAGGAGCTTCTCCTGGAGGCAGCCTGGGCCAATGGTTACACCGGCCGCAACTTCCGCAACGCGCGGGAGGCGATGCGGTTTGCCTTCGCCGCTGACATCCGCGCCGAGGGCGTGTCCACCGTGGACATCGGTGGCATCCTGTCCAACGTCGCCAACAAGTTCCTGCTGGATGGCTTCTTCAGCGTCGAACGCACGTGGCGCAACATCTGTGCCGTTCGCAACGTCAACGATTTTAAGACCGTGACCAGCTATCGGCTGATTGGCACCGACCAGTACGAGCCGGTCGCGCCGGGCGGTGAGCTCAAGCACGGAACCCTGGGCTCCGAGAGCTACACCAACAAGGCCGACACCTTCGGCCTGATGCTCTCGGTGGATCGCCGGGACATCATCAACGATGACCTGGGCGCCATCACCACTGTGCCCCGCAAGCTGGGTCGCGGCAGCGGTCTGAAGATCAACGACGTGTTCTGGACAACGTTCCTGGCCAACAGCAGCTTCTTCACGGCCGGCAACAAGAACTACATCACCGGCGCCGACACTGCCCTGACGATTGACGGCATGACCAAGGCCGAGCAGACGTTCATGGACCAGGTGGACTCTGACGGCAAGCCCATTGGCCTGATGCCCGCGATCATGCTGGTGCCGACGGCTCTGTCCGCCCTTGGCACGCAGCTCTTCAAGGCCCTGGAGATCCGCGACAACACCTCGGGCAAGGGCGCGTACCCGACCAACAACCCGCATACGGGCAAGTATCGCGTCGAGGTCAGCCGATACCTGGCGAATGCCAAGTACACTGGCAACTCGGCCAAGGCGTGGTATCTGCTGGCGGAGCCCGGCGACCTGCCGATGATCGAGGTCGCATTCCTCAACGGCCAAGAGTCCCCGACCATCGAAACGGCCGCCGCCGACTTCGACACGCTGGGCATCCAGATGCGCGGCTATCACGATTTTGGCTGCAGCTTGCAGGATCCCCGCAGTGCGATTAAGGCCAAGGGCGAGGCATAAGCAACCGACGCCAGCCCTCATTACTAACCTCAGGAGATCCAAATGGCATATGCAGTTTACATTCAGGATGGCGAATACATCGACTACACCCCGACCTCGGCCGTCGCCGCTGGCGACGTGGTGGTCCAAGGCGAAATGGTTGGCGTGGCCCGCACGCCCATTGCGGCAAACGCACTGGGCAGCCTGGCTGTTGTCGGCGTCTTTGAGTTTGCAAAGGCCAACCCCGACGCCACGTTGACCATCGGCGTCAACGCCTACTGGGACGCAACCAACAAGGTGGCCACCTCCGTCAGCACGGCCAACAAGCTGATCGGTAAGGTGGTCCGTGCCGCCGG